CCCCTTGCCTCCGATCACGTCGCCACCAATTCCGGCTCCCGGATATTGGCAAAGAATGGCATCAAGACCGTTTTGCAGGCGTTTTTGGACACCCAGACCGAAGACCTGCTCTTGGTCAAGCGGACCTATATCGAGGCCGCCAAGACCGCCACAACGCCCATCTTCGGGAAGGATGACCTGGGCCAGCCCATCCTCGTGATGGAGCAGCCGGACCACGATGTCCGAATCAAGGCCGCCCAAGCCTTGGCCAAGCTCCACGGTCTCAACGCCCCCGACAAGCAAGAGCACACCGGCAAGGACGGCGGCCCGATCATCCTCGCCACCCCCCTGGACGAAAAGCTGTGACCTTCAGGCTGACCGACAGGCAGCTCGGGGCCCAGGCGGTGGTGACCAGCGGAGCCACCCACGTCATGATCTTCGGCGGCTCGCGGTCCGGCAAGACCTTCCTCCATTGCCGGAACATCGTGTTCCGCGCCCTCAAGGCCCCCGGCAGCCGACACGCCATCCTCCGCTTCCGATTCAACCACGCCAAGATCTCCATCGGCCAGGACACCCTCCCCAAGGTGATGCAAGTCGCGTTCCCCGGGGTCAAGTACACCCTGGACAAGACCGATTGGTGCTTCCGCCTCGAAAACGGGTCGGAAATCTGGCTCGGTGGTCTCGATGACAAGGAACGCACCGAGAAGATCCTCGGGCAGGAACACGTCACCATCTACCTGAACGAGGCCAGCCAAATCCCGTTCGGCTCCCGCAATATCGCCGTCACCCGTCTCGCGCAGAAGGTCATGCAGAAGGTCCAGGGCCGGCCGGACATCCCCCTTGAACCGCGGATGTACTACGACTGCAACCCCCCAACCAAGGGCCATTGGACCTACAAGGTCTTCATCGCCAAGGTGGACCCGGAGAGCGGCAAGCCCTTGCCGAACCCGGAGAACTACGCCAGTTTCCAGATCAACCCCGAGGACAACCGGGACAACCTTCCCGCGTCCTACCTGGCCGAGCTGAAGGGCCAGAGCGCCCGCCTACAAAAGCGCTTCCTCCTGGGGGAGTTCGCCGACGAGAACCCGAACGCCCTGTTTTCCGATGTCACCATCGACAAATGGCGCGTGCTCGACGGCAAGGTCCCCGAAATGGTCCGGATCGTGGTCGCCGTGGACCCCTCCGGCTCGGATGACATCGACAACGCCGAGAACGACGCGATCGGGATCGCCGTCGCCGGCCTCGGGACCGATGGCAACGCCTACGTGCTGGAGGACTGCACGGTCAAGGTCGGGCCCGCTGTCTGGGGCAAGATCGCCACCGACGCCTACGACCGCCATGCGGCCAATGTCATCGTCGGGGAAGACAACTACGGCGGGGCGATGGTCAAGCACACCATCCAGACCGCCAAGCGGGGTGTCCCGTACAAAAGCGTCAAGGCCACCCGCGGCAAGGCTGTGAGGGCGGAGCCCATATCTGCCCTGTATGAACAGGGGAAGGTCCGTCATGTGGGGTGGTTCCGAGAACTAGAGAACGAGCTGTCCGCCTTCTCGACTATCGGATACATCGGAGAGAACAGCCCGAACCGTGCCGATGCCTTGATCTGGGCTTTAACCGAGCTGTTCCCTGCCATCGTCACCCCTCCCGCGCCCAAGGCTGCGCCGGTCCGCCTTCAACCTGTCTCCGGGTGGGACATGTGAAGACACCCACCGACAAAGACATCCTCTCGCGGGTGGAGAAGTGGTTCCCTCTGGCACAGAAGGAATGGGAGCCGCATCATACCCGCTTCACCAAAATCAAGCGGTTCACCAAGTCGAACGAGCCCGGCGTCCGGTGGGACGCCAAGGTGTATGCGAAGCGCACCACCGAGGGCCGCTTGTGCCTGGATGAGAACCTGCTCGGCCCCTTCGTCAATCAGACAGTCAACGACATCAAGCAGTCCGAGTTCTCCATCCAGGTCAAGGGCAAGGACTCCGGAACCGACCCGAAGCTCGCGAAGGTGCGGCAGGGTCTTCACCGCGGCGTCCAGCAAATCGGCGGATGGAAACCCATGCTCGGCCAATGCGCCGATGACTTGGTGACCGGCGGGCTTTGCGCGGCCCGCCTCCTGACCACCTACGAGAACCCCAAGAGTTTCCGCAAGGAAATCATCTACCAGGCCGTGGACCCCATCCGCATGTTCCACGGCGACGGGACGCACCGCAAGTCCAATTTCTCGGATGTCTCGGACTCCCTGGTTTATGAGCCCTACTCCCTGGCCGCCTTCAAGTCGGAATTCGACCGGGACGCTGAAAAGTACCTGAGCGCCACGTCGGTCTGGGGCTCGCGCGAGACCGGGCCCTGGGTCTCGGAATACTTCTTCAAGGACGAAGACGAAACCCGCCTGGCCCTATCCATCACGGGGCGGGAACTGTACGTCTCCGACCTGAAAAAGGTGCTGGGCAACCCCCAAGACCCGTTCTTTGCAGGCCGCGAAGATCTCCAGCTCTTGGCTCACCTGGGCCAACTCTCCCTGGATGACCTGATCGCCAAGGGGGACGATGGGGAGCCCATTGTCCGTGATACCACCACCTGCCAAATCTGGTGGGTCAAGATGGCGGCCAAGGAGATCCTCTCGAAGGAAGCTTGGCCCGGCTCCTATATCCCCAACTTCATCGGCGTAGGCCGCAAGGTTGTCATCGACGGGACGGCGCATTACTACGGCCTCGCCGAGCCGGCCATGGACGCGCAGATCCGGCACAACTTCGCCGTCACCATGCACACCGAGCGGCTGTCCTACAGCCCCAAAATCCCTATCTGGATGCCCATCGAAGGCGTGCCGGCGGGACACCAGCAGCATTGGGACGGAATCAATCAGTCGATGAACGCCGTGGGGTATTACCACGCCTTCGACCCCAACAACCCCGACAAAGCCCTTCCGCCTCCCATGCGGGCGCCTTCCGTGCAGTCGGACCCCGGCTTCCTGGACCTCCAGAACGTCGCCCAGCAAGGCATCAAGGGCACGCTCGGGATGTGGGAGACCTCCCTCGCGGCCCCCTCGAATGAAACCTCGGGCATCGCTATCCGCACCCGTGAGCGGCAAGCGGATACCGGCAACTACGATTGGGGTGCGAACCTCGCGGAGATGGCCGAGCATATGGCCTACGCGACGGACGAAATCCTCCCCAAGGTCATCGACGTTCCCCAGCAGGTCCGGATCGTCGGTGAGGATGACAAAGAGGCTGTCATCTGGGCCGCCTCCCTGGAAGAGGGGGCCGAGGACGCCGGCCAATACTTCAACCTGAACCAGGGCAAGTTCGACTTCCTGGTCAAGATGGTCCCGGGCGCCGACACCAAGCGGGACGAAGCCAACATCCTCCTGCAGGAAATCTTCCGCGCGGTACCCGGATCGGTCCTTCCCCTCGGCCCCGCCTACATCCGCAACTCCGAAATCAAAGACGCCGACGGAGCCGCCAAGCTCCTGGAGCGGTGGGCCAACACCCAGGTACCGGGCCTGTTCCCGCAGGAGCAGGGCCAACAGGACCCCCAGCAGATGCAGGCCGCCATGGCCCAGATGCAGCAGCAGATGGCGCAGATGCAAGAGGCGTTGCAGAAGATGGGCCCCGAGAACGAGCGCCTCAAGATCGAGAACCAGGCCATCAAGGCGGACAAAGCCAACGACACCGAGCGGGTCAAGATCGAGCGCTTCAAGGCGCAAGTGGAGGCGCAGGCCAAAGGCATCCATGCCAAGGTGGAAGAGGGCTCGCTCAACCTCAAGGCCGACGAACAGCGCCACGAGCAGCAGATGGACCGCGCCGGGCTCCAGATGGACGCCCACGCCATGCAGCACGGCCAAGCAAAAGACGGCGCTGAATTCCGCCTGAAGGCCGAAGGCCAGCAGCACCAGCAGACCAAAGACCGCGCCGCGTTCCAGCAGGCCGGCGAAAAGATACGCCTCGACCATGAGGCAAAAGTTTCCGCAAAGGAAAGCCCAACCGGGGGCAAACCGGGTGACTCGACCAACCGCGGTCGTTAAAGCGGGTTTCGCGTGGAGGCAACCA